AAGCAGGTGGAGACATGCCTACCGTCACAAAAGAAGCCCAAGAGTTTGAAAAAAAGTTATTAAAAAAGTATAAACTAGAAAAACAAGTTGACCTACCTAAAAGTATGAAGGCATGGAAAAAGCTAATAGATGATCATAAAAGTGGAATAATGGTAGACCTTCACGCTAAAACAGGTGAACTTATGTTTGTAATTTTAGACCAGGGTTTTTAATGTTGAATTGGTTTTACTACAATATAATGACAAGAATACAAGGAGCTAGGAATGGCAGCGAAAAAGATAATGAAACTATCCCCAAGGGAGTCACAAGTCTTACTAAAAATGAAAGATGGTCTGATGAACAAACAAATTGCATTCGACTTGAATTTAAGTCCGAAGACAGTAAGCACATACAAGCAAAGAATCTTACAGAAACTAAAGATAGATAGTGAATGGGACTTAGCTGTTTACGTTTCTAAATTAGAGGATATAAAAACTAAGAAGGATAAATCCAAGTGGTTGAGTTTCTAATATGGTTTGCAATAGGGTATTACATTGGATACTTAATTACTCGGTAAATCCTTTATATTCAATGTAACCCTAATTCTAAAATCTTTACCAACTCTTTTACGAGACCTTAGATCAGTGATGTACTTATCATCAATGTTGAGATTTTTAGCACCGTAAGGACTAGGTCGATCATAAAACATAGGTAAAAAGATTAGATCAATGAGAGGTTTTTCTACATTACTAAGGTCATGTGCCCTAGCCGATATTCCACCTTCTTTTTTATGCAAAACATGTTTAGGATAGAAAAAGGTAAGATCTACTTTATAGACATGCTTCTTTGGGTCAAAGTATTGACGAAGCTCTTTTAACTTTTTCTTATTCTCTTTTAAAGCTAGTGCCACTAATACTGAACATGACCATTCTTGTGCCTCTATCGTTTTATGCCTTTTATCACGGCAAAACATGGCATTTATAGAAAATGGCTTTAGCTTAAGAGTTATTACACGTCTCACAGGACAGTTCACACACTGTCAGGTGATTTTTCTTCTTTCTTAACTTCTACAGCCTCTTTAATCTTGGCAACTATTTCATCATCGATTTTGTTGTCAGATTTTTTGGCTAGTTTTTCTAGTAGGTAAATGATGATCTCTTTTACAAACTTTTCAGTTAGTAAAGACGATATCAACGCCTTACCAATAGATTTTAATACTTCAATCATTTCTTTCTCTCCTTCTTTGCTTTCAGTCTTTTGCTTATATTTTTAGCTAGTTTTCTAGCTTGTTCTTTTGACCCTGCTCCCCATGCTCTAAGAGACAATAGGAGTCTAGTCGGTTTTCCATCTTTATATTCTGGTCCAGGCATGTTTCCCATTCTAGCTAGGAAGCTTGCCCTTCTAGGATTATCACCACGTTTTACAGGTGGTTTAAGGTCAGAGCCAGGATTTTGTCTTTCATAAGACTTTCTACCTGCTTCATTCAGACCACCTTTTGGGTTCTTTCCTTTTTTTCTGGTCCATGCAGGAGACTTCATTTCTTCTTCCTTTTATCTAAGTACTTGAAAAAATTAATTTGTTTCTCTCTTTTCATAGCCTGTTCTTTGGTATCAAAGGTACCAAGGGTTTTTGACCCATCTTTATTTTTTAGTACGAATTTTGAACCCTGTTTAATTATCATTTTTTATTCACAATTGTTTTAACATTTATAGGACTTTTTCCTTTTCTCTGCCTTACCTTCTCTGCTATTCTTTTTCTTCTAACAGCAGATTGTTTTTGTTTAGCAGACATTCTCATAGCCTTTGACATAGGAACACATTTAGGATACTTGCGTTTAGCGTCCTTCTTTTGTTTGGTACGCCCGCAAGGTGCGAACGAACCGTCTTTTCGTTTGCTCCCAATGTCTACCCACTTCTCGGCAAACCATTTTTTAAGGCTCATCTGTAGCCACCACCCTTCTTCTTGTAGGTTCTAACTAACCAAGCATTGGCATAGGCACTAGGATAGACCTTAAACTTTCTTTTTGCCATGGCTTTAACTGTAGCATATAATTTAGGGTTAGTTGGTATTGGTTTCTTCTTAGCCATTTTTTTATCCTCTACTATTGTATTTTTATTATATTAAGAACTGATACCGCTACTGCGACTAGAGTGGACAGGACTCCTATGAATACTAAGACACCCTGCGCCTTAAGAACATGTCCTTTCAGTGGTTTAACTTCTTCCTCTAACATGTTCGTTCTTTTTATGTGGTACTCTAACAAAGTATTATTTACAGCCATATTCTTGTCTAAGCTGTCTAATCTTTCATCTATCCTGTCTAGTTTTTCTTCTATTCTGTCCATATGAGCACCATTCATTGTTACAAGGTTGTTGACAAAAAGGGCATTTACTTTTTCTTTTTCTCACGTTTTCGCTTCTCCAACATTTCTAAAAAGTCTTTTGTGTAAAACTCTTTATCCTCTTTTTCTTTCTTCATCTTGTCTGCTTCTTTGCCTATCTTTTTACCATACTTACTATAGGCGGAAGCTAGTCCTGCTCCTGCTATCATCTTAAGTAAAGCTGCAAAAGGAGCTGCCATTTTAATACCCCTTTAAGTTTACTCTAGCACTAGAAACTGCTCCAGTTCCAGAAGTTGAGTCCCAGAATATTCTACCCCAACGTGCTCCTATGTCTGATAGAGCTATTCTATAAGTAGTCTCAGTAGACCCTACGGCTGTAGTAGTATGAGTTACCCATTTGGTAATTATATTATTACTATTAATCCTATTAACACCTTCGTCTTCAAGAGAACCCTCTTCATTAGAAACTTGAAATATCATGTTACCTACAGGACCAGCAGCAAAATGGATATGAATTTCACCCATAAATGATCTTTCTAAGGGGATAATTTCACTATACCTATCAGCATTAAGGTTTGCAGCAGCCGTAGACGTACTAGGGTCAGCTCCATCTTTTAATGTGAGTTCGTAGTTTGTAATTATAGCACTCATTACTTATCCTTTAATTTTTTAACAATCTTCATGACCATACCACCATGACCATACTTCATTTCTCCACCGTGCTTCATTTTCTTTTTCTTTCTGTCTTCAGAAGCTTTTTTCATGGATTCTTTTTTATCACCATCTTTATCTATGTCTAGAAAGTCAGGCTTAACTCCTCTTTTTGTTCTAAGAACATCTTTAGGTTCAGCTTTTACAGGAGAATGAATAGCTCCACCATGCTTCATTTTTTTCTTTTCAGCTTCTCCACCATGACCATACTTAACGTCTCCACCGTGACCATAACTCATTTTTTTATCATGAGCTTCTCCACCATGCTTGAATCCTAACTTTTTCAAACGCTCAGCTTGACCTTTGTGCATTTGTGAAGCTTTTTCTAACTCTTTAGGTATCTTTTTGGCATCGGGAGTTAGTTCAACTTTTCCACCTTTTTTAAGTTTTTTAACAATGATTTTAGCAACGTCTTTTTTGTAACCTGGCATTTTAGTCCTCCAATGGATGTTTATCTTTTATTTCTTTTCTAAGTTTTAAATACTCGACCATCTTTTCTGGTCTACCTTCTTCAAGTTTTTCAACTAGAGCTTCAAGTAGTAGTTCGTCTATTTGTCTATATGAGTTTCTTCTTTGTATTTTTTTATGTCTTATAGCATGTTCTTCATCTACTTTATCTTTAACATCTTCCAACTTTTTAATTTTTTCTTCAAAACCTACAAGGTCATCTTTGTCCCATTTAGCTATAGTATCACGCCAATGAATTCCATGTTTTTCACCATCTGGTTTTATCTCAAACTCTTCTTCAAAAGCCTCTAAAAAATAACCGTTATCTTGTGTAACTAAGTTAAGTCTTTCTTCTAGCTTACCTTTCTTTCTACTATGCTTATAATCCTTAATTTTTTGAACTAAAAGATTAGCTTTATCCAAATCAAGCTTTAGTTTCAAGTCCTTGATAACAGCATCTTTTTCCCAAGGTATGTGTTTTTTTTCTATAATATTACCTTCTTCGTCTTTTATATCAATATGGTCACACCATTCAAACAAATGTAAAAATTGATTAATAAGAGGAACTTTATATTCTACCTCTTCTTCTTTTTCTCTATCCCATCGTTTATGAACTTCTTCCTCTTCAAAGTCTACATCTTTTAGAGCATTATCAATTTGTAACTTAATTTCTTCTCTATGTTTTAACTCTTCATCTATGTCCTTAATTTTGTCTTCTCTTTCTTTTATCTCTTTTTCAAGTAATAAAACTTCAGACTTAGAGTCTTCTAGTTTCTTTTTCTCTTCCTCACTTAACTCCTCTTTGAGTTCAAGTTCTTCAATAATTTTTTTAGCAGGGTCAACAAACTTTTGGAGATTCTTAATTTCTACCTCAAGCAATAACTTTGACTCTTTTAATTCTTCATCTTTCACTATAATCTCCTATTTAAGTTTTTCCATCAAACAATTTAAATAAACTTCAGGAACACCTGAAAAGTTGTTAGGTTGTCCTAAGTCACATGTAGCATTGTTATGACTAACTCGATACTTAATATAAACATCTGTTTCTGCTTTAAAAGTAAAAACACCTGAAACCCACCTTTGGGCGGCATCTGCACCTGCTCCACTGTTGTATCCAGTCTGACCGTATTTTAAAAACACACTATTTGTATTATCATAAAGTCCAATTCTACATTCGTTTACATTTGTAAAAAAAGCCGAAGCCTGTATTTTATAAGTTCCAGGTTGAAATGTAAGTTTATTAGAAGCTAAAGATACAAACCATGATTCACCAGACAAAACATTGATATCTCTAATTTGCCATGAACCTGTAGTAGCTTGCCCACCTTGAGTATTTGTAGCTACCTCATATCGTGCTTGAGCCACGGCTGGTTTTATAACGTGAGCCAGTTGTTTACGGTCTTGAGCTTTTTCAACTATCATTGTAACAACAGACTTATTAGAGTTTTGAAAGTTGGTATTTTCTGAGCCAAATTGTAGATACTCTCCAGCTTCCATTATAAAGGAACCACTGGTTGCTCCTTGATACCCAGACCCACCTGTATCTTGGACACTTGTAACTCTATAACTATCCCAGTATGAGTTAGTTATATTAGCATTAGTAGAGGTAGCAGGAGTTCCTAAATTAGAAGCTGAGTATTTTACAGCAGCTACCCCTGCTATTGCAGTACTACAAGCCATACCAAAATTAAAATAAACTTTAACTCTTTGATTAGCCTGAAATGACCAACCATTGGCAGAATTATTATCTATAGTTCCAAGAGTACTAACCGTATTTGTAGTTATATTATCTAATTTTGCTCTATAAGTTTTACTAGATGCTGCTGAAGTATCATAACCCCAGAAAAACTCATGACTATCTCCAGTATCAACCAACGGCAAGGACAATAGTGGATTAAAATTAGAATTAAATCCTAGGACTGGAACAGAGCAAAAAATAGAAAACTGCCTATTATTATCTCCCATTAATCCACTTAAGTTATCCATTTCTAAATCAGCACTAGTAGACGCTCTAGCAGCATAAAAAACAGCTGAATCAGCAGCAGGAGAAGTTGATGTTGAATTATAAGTCATTACCCAACCTCTACCATTGTCAGTAACGTAAAATCCATTATCTATATAAAATCCACGTCCTAAAACCGTTTTTCGACTTTCTAATTGTGAAGTATCTAGCTTGAATCCTGCTGGAAGTGTAAAACTACCTGGAGCTGCATCTGTACCAGTTCCTATAGTTGCTAGAAAGTATGTTCCTCTAATGTCTAGATTACCACCGGTACGTCTATAGTGAAACTTTATACTACTAGCTGTAGACCCTCCTATAGTTGGAGTATACTCGGTCCAATCCTCGAAAATCTCGTCCTGACTTTCCAATAAAATTGTATCTGACACTTCAGACGTAGCAACAATAACAGCCGACCCTGCGTTATTACCAGTGAGAACAGTTGAAGTAGAGTCAGACCACACGACACCTACTTTTTCGTCCTTCTCTAAAACAATTTCAGCAGAAACAGCTTCGTTACCTGTAGCAGTTTGAGCAGCTTGAGCAGAAAGTCTATACCCATCAAAATGTGTTGATTGAAGGTTATTATTATAAAAATCTAAAGTACTAAGACCTCCTGCTATTCCTATGTCAGGTGTTCCACCAGACTGCATCATAAAGTCAAAACTAACTTTACATCTTTGTTTTGCTGTAAAGAAAAAACCCTGAGTACTAGAGTTTGTAACAGTTCCTAACTTGTCCATGCTGTTTTTTGTAGGTGTGGCATCTGAATAGACAGAATTACCTGCTCTACCATCCCAAGTGTTTATCAAATACTGTTCACTCTTAAACTGACTACTAGCTTGTAAAAATTTATTACCAGACAATAGGATGTTATCAAAAAACAAGTCATGTTTTACTGTACTCGTTCCTTTTACAAAGAACCATAAACTTATCTGTTGAGTATCCGCTTCAGTTTTAAATTGTATTTTTTTAGTAGTTCCATCTTTATTTGTATCAGAGGCAGCAGCTTTTAATTGACCCTCTACATCAGGACTAGTCAACCAGCCAGTTACGAATTTACCACTTTGAACGGCTACAATATCCTCTGATAATTTTACATTGTTATCCGTACTAGAAACTTCTGTGATGTAAGCTTCAACAATATCATTATCTTGAGAGCCTGCTGTACCTGTTCCAGATTCTACATAAACTCTATCACCTACGGCAACAGTTAGTGTCGTACCAGTAACAGGGTTTGCATAAGTTTTTCCAGTCAATAGAACATTCGAGCCTGCTGAAATAGCTCCTGCTGATATAGTTGAAGCCTGAGTTTGTAAAATTGCAGCTGAACGGTCTTGAATAGCTATATTAAAATAACCATCGTCCATAGTACCTGAAGCTATAAGAGTCCTATACTTAAATTCTAAAACTAAGTTCCCACCTCTAAAAGCTCTAGGAACTGTGAGTGGAATACCAAAAAAGTCATTATCTGCATTATTAGTAGCTTGGGTTTGATAGTGAAATACAAGGTCTGCACTCTCGTCTGATAGTAAGGCATTACCTGTGCTTGAATTAGAAAAAGATGCTGTACCGTCAAAATCTCCAGTAGAAGACTCGAAGGGAACTGCATTGTTACCACCTACAGTAGTAGAAGTTACTGATAAACTAAAGTCTATTGCAGGAATATCAGCAGCTTTAAGTAGCTGCATTGTATCCGCATCACCTAACTGCTTATCAATAGCAACAAATTGAGAGTTTTTAAAAACTTTCAACCCTTTTGATATAGAGCCTGTACCAGTGTTATAATAAAGCTGACCTT